GTTTAACTTGTTGGAAGTTTCCCTATTCATATTTTATAATTTCTCTTTTATTTTTACCGTATTTGCGTTTTATCTTTAAATTGCCATTTTCTGTTTTGCAATCACTTTTCTTTACAAATAGTATTGATTTTACAGATATATTGCCGTTATTGCATTTATTTTCCATACTCAAATATAAGATTTTAAATTTAATTTACAAAATTTATTTTGGTGGTTGTGGAGTGTGCATCCAATGTGTAATTTTTATTTCAGAATCTTCATAATCATTTCCATCAGTATCAATAAAGCATTCTTTAAAATCTGGAGACTTTTCATATTGACCATAATAAACCAATTCACCATCCGTTATAAGTATCATGTCAGATGAGTAAGGATAATAATCATCAATTCCTATTTCAGGCAATCTTTCATCCACACTTACCCACTCACTCATTAATCGGTGGTATTCAATGGCTACTTCATCTATTATTTTTGGAGTATCGTGATTATATCCAAAAGTAGATTTATCGTCAAATTGTTCAAAATTTTCATATCCGTACTTTTTAGCAATCGTGTCTTTTGCCTGTTGTAGCTGTTTATTTTCCATATTTTTCGTTTATTTCTTCAAGTATTTTTGCAATAGTTGCTCTTTCTTCATTAGACCTATAATGTATAAATTCACCACCAAATCTTATAAAATCAGTAGTTCTAATTATTACAAATGTGAAATGTGATATAATAAGTAATGCAAATACAAATGGACTTGCAATTATTCGGATAATCAATTTTAGTTTATTTTCCATTGTTAGTTGTTTTTATTTTCGTTGTACCATTTGATAAATTCTACTACTGCTTTGAAAGTTGCTTCTATTTTTGTTCCACCATTATCTTGCCATGTAACAAAACAAGATATTTCATTATTCGTATTATCTTGTATAAAATCACATAAATATCCATCATCTGAATTATTGCCATGTATTCTTGAATCAAAACCTAATTTTTCAATTTTATCCACCACAGGCATGAGACAATCCCATGAGGTGTTATATTCAAGTTGATGAGAATACCCTACAAACTCTACCTTTTTTCTACCATCACTGCTATCACCAGACCACCACTGCTCAATATTAAATGTTTTATCAGGCTTATGTAGTATCAATCCCATAAATTCGGCAATTATTTATTCTTTTTGATAACTTTTTACTGATTTTTATACTCAAATTCTATTTTTATAAGAAACGGCATCAATTTAACTTTTACTTCTTTTAGGATTTTGACCTTATCATCATAGCCTTCATATTTTAGCCATTCTTCAGATACCTTTCTCCTTGCATGAATAACCGTGGCATGGTTCTGATTAAACATCTTCCCAATACGCGACGGACCAATATTTATCCTGAAACACTCCAACAAATAACAAATCGATTGCCTGTACCCAGCATTTTCCTTATGGCGCTTCCGAAAAAATGCCACCGGAAATTCGTTTCGCAAAAATGTTTCTATTTTTTTAATGTATTCTTCCGGCAAATATCCATCTTTTTCTTTGTACGACTTTAAATTGTGAACTGTATAGAAATTTTCCAGCACTTCCATTTTCCCGAGTGCGTTTAATCCTAAAAATACATGTGGTGCTACTGTCATTTGTTTATTTTTTGAGTTCTTTTACTAATTTTTTATATTTTTCCGCTATTTCAATGTAGAATTCTTTTGTTAATACTCGTTTTGTTTTATCATCCGCTTTTTCATCCAAATCCAACAATATATCGGGCCCGAATCTTTTAATAATTCCTTTTCGGTATTCGATAAGGTTTCCGGATAACATGTTATTGCACCTATTTTTACATTGACCATTGCAGTTATACTCGTTAAAAAGTAATTGTGGATAACTGTAAGCATTGTAATAATGACCGGCATCAAAAGTTCTTATATCAGTCAGTAAGGTTTCGCATGAAATGCAATTTTTACCTAAGTCGCGTATTCTTATCCATCTTTGAAACCAGTAACGTGCTTCTTTCCTGTAATCGCTTACTGTTTTTAATTTTTCTTTCAATGTTTTCTTTTCAGCTCGGTCTTTGTTTTCACGATTTTTTTTAACCTGAATTTTAGCGCGCTTTATCGTGCATTCAAAACAATACGGCTGGATACTTTTTATTGGTTCAAAATCCTTTCTGCATTCCTTGTTTTTGCATTTTTTAGTTGACTTTTGCAGATTATATTCGATTTGTTGCTTCATGTGTGGTTTTTAAAATGGAAATTTTATTTTTTCTTTACGTTTGTTTTCAGACTGAATTATTTTAGAAATAAAGATCACAAAGAGAAAAACGGGGTACAACATACGCTATAAGCAAGCTTGCCGCAGGCGCAACACAAGCCGCACCATAGCACCATACGTTAGGCGAAATGTAAAACACAACCACCGCTTGATATAGCCAAACTATTAGCAGTTGAATATTCCATTTTTCTCGCTTCATTTTTGTCGAAAGTCCAATTAAATTTATAACCATTTAATGTGCTATATCCATGCCCTTTCATAAACTTTTTACCTTTTTTCACTAAATACACTTCGCCTAACACGGGTTTTGTGCCATTGGCGGTTTCGTGGTTATTGTTACTTTCGTTCATTTTATTAAGTTTTGTTTGTTATTAAAAATTTCTGCTTCTAAATCGCCAACGGACACAAAGCCCGATACCGTTAGTGGCAATACTACTTTATCGCTTCGTATTATAATTTCGGTTCAGTTTTAAATAATTTTTTACCACCCTCGTAATATGACCAAGAGGTATCCCCGAAATAATTTTTTTGAAAGTGTACAGCTACGATTGGTCGGCTTCTACTCCATTCAATTTTTCTTCCCGTATCATAAAAGCGAATATGTTTTATCCATCCGTTTTGCCCATACATTCTGCACAACCCAAGCGCGTTAAATATCTTAAATGTTGGTAGTAAGTAAACGATATTATCCGCAATGGCAAAACTATGTTCCATCCAATCGTGAAAAATTGAATATGGTGGATTTCCTACTATCCAATCTACTTTATCTGTATATTCAAAAAAATTATTCCCTTCCTGTATTTCGCACCAATCGGCATCCTTCGGCATTTGATTATGAAACACCTTATTCAAACCCCTGCATGGGTCAAGCATCTTACCTGTTGGTGCAAAATACTCCATTATGTCCTTTGCACACCATTCAGGCGTTAATACATAATCACTCTCTACTAATTTATCATTCTTTGCCATCGCTCAAAAATTATTTAAAACTGTTTTGTTCTTCGTATTTAACATTCTACTAAATCTACCGTACTGCCTGTAACACGGGTTTGGCAAAAGTGGGGGTTCGGTGGTAAATTCAACATTTGTATTTCAATTTAAGTTTAGTTGTGGGTTGAAAATTTGTGCCTTGAAACCCCACCATCGCAAAGCCGAGAACCGTTAGCACCAATGTTAACGAAGCACATCGCACTTTCTTTTATTCCAGTTTTGAGTTAGCATCAAATTTTGGTCGGGAATAACCACGTAGTAGTTTGGTTTTTCGTCTATTACCGTGCCATCAAATGTTTCGTCTGTGTCTGTTGGATAAAATCTTACCCTTACAGCAGGAACAGAAACACTGGTGCTAACACCACCTATACCCAATTGGGCTGTTTTATTGGTTTTTGAAGTTTCGCTCATTCTATTAATTTTTATGTAATTTGACAATTTTGTGCTATTAATTGCCCAACTGGGCATAGCCGCAACACGTTATATGAAATGCCTTGCTGACGTATTCCAATTGAAGTTCCGTGAAGGAAAAACAAAAAGAAAAAAGCCACTGCACTTTTAAATATCTCGTGTATCAAAGTTAATTTCATTTTCAGTTTCTATTCTTGGGTTCAAATCATTTGTTCCGCAAAATCCATTACATTCAAATAAAGGTTTTACTTCTTGTGGCTTCATATCTGCCAAGCATTTTAATTCAGGATATTCAGGATGCTTTTTTAGAAATATAAATTGCTTCCATTTTATACCAGTTTCTTCAACTATTGCTTTTGACTCGTTACTTTGGTCTTTCAGCATTGTTACAGGTTCTCCACGCAAAGCAGTTAGTTTGTGTTCCATTTCTGCCATTGCATTAAACTTATCAATAAAATCACGTTCCATCTTTTGCCAATATCCAATTCCACCTTGAACGCATCCAGTCTTAAAGCAATTATTATTTCTAAATCCTAATTGATACATTTTAGGTATTTCAATTCCTGCCTCTTGCACAATTCGTAAGCAATCATCTTTGTCGTATGCCATCATAAGTAATGGATAAATACCTTTTGCTTTCGGGTGGTTTTTGTGCAATCCTATTGCTCTATTACATTCCTTTTTATCAAACTCAAACCCGAATATCTGATAATCATATTCGTTTACTTCTTGCCATTTTTCACGAACCCGTCTTTTTAATTGAGTTGAGCAAATTGCACCAGTAGCCACATTTAAAGATTTATGTTTAGTCCATACATCTTGTATGTTTTCATAATCTTTTCCAATTTCTGTAATAACTTCAATAGGTTGTCCAAACCATTTTTCACAATCAATTTTAAATCGGTATGTATCTTCATCCTCATTGCCAGTATCAATCATTATTACCCTACATTGGTTTTTGTTACCAAATAAATCTAATGCAGTTTTACAAGCTACTGCTGATGTAATTCCACCACTCCACCAGCAAATTATTTTTTTATTTTCCATCGCTTTTTTTCTTTTTGTTTTTCTGTTTAGTGTTCCAATTGGGCATCCTGCTAAATAAGTCGGCACTTCATATAACACGGGTTTGGCAAAAGTGGGTTACTTCTTTAAGTATGCTATCATACTTTCTAAAATAACTACATCATCTTTTAATAAACCAAGTGTAGAATTGCAATTGTGGCACAATAAGCCCCTTATCTGCATACTGCTATGGCAATGGTCAACTAAAAGATTAGAGCCTTTATTATGATTCGCATCTGCTGATTTACAAATAGCACATTTAAAGTCTTGCTTTTCAAGTAAATCTTCATATTGCTTTTTTGTAATTCCATATTTGCTTTTTAATAAATACCATCTTCTTTTCGAGTAATATTTTTCGTGTAACTCTCTTCTTTTTTCAGGGTTTCGCTTCTCCCAATCTTTATACATATCCGACTTACACCTTTTGCAAGCTGATGAATACCTACCTTTACTTAGATAGTATTCTGTTATTTCCTTTTCTTTTTTGCACCGAGAGCAATGTTTTTTATCTATCATTATCTTTAAGTTTGGTACAAATATAATGCTTTTATTTGACAAACCCAAATATATTTTAAAGTGGGCAGAAACATACTGCTAAAATTGAGCATCCTACAACCCCACCATCGCAAAGCCCGAAACCGTTAGCCGCAATTATTAACGACCGTAACCTCTGGAATAATTTTAATAAGTGGCATAACTGCTTCTACAATAAAAATCTTTTTACCGTTTTTTAAAGCCCATTTTTTCATTGTGGCAAAATCCTCTGACTTATTTGCTTCAAAGTTTACTGAAGACATAATTTCACCATCAAACTTTTCATTACTGCCACTTATTCTATCTGGATTGCTTTCATACAATACCAAATAACTGCGGCTAACAGCACCTAAATCGCTATTGGCGGTTTCGTGCTTAATTGTTGTTTTGTTTTCCATATTTATTTTTGTTGTTTAATTAAAATTTCGTTTTCAAAATCGCCAACAGCGTTTAGCTGCAAAACGTTACAGGCAATACTACTTTACTGCTTCGTATCATCATTTCGTTTCAGTTTTAAATAATTTTTTCCCACCCTCGTAATAAGACCAAGATGTATCTCCAAAATAATTTTTTTGAAAGTGTACAGCAACAATTGGTCGGCTTCTACTCCATTCAATTTTTCTTCCTGTATCATAAAATCTTATGTGCTTTATCCATCCGTTTTGCCCATACATTCTGCACAGCCCAAGTGCGTTAAATATCTTAAATGTTGGTAGCAAGTAAACGATATTATCCGCAATGGCAAAACTATGTTCCATCCAATCGTGAAAAATTGAGTATGGTGGATTCCCAACTATCCAATCTACTTTATCGGTATATTCAAAAAAATTATTCCCTTCCTGTATTTCGCACCAATCAGCATCTTTTGGCATTTGATTGTGAAATACCTTATTCAACCCTCTACATGGGTCAAGCATCTTACCTGTTGGCGCAAAATACTCCATTATGTCCTTAGCGCACCATTCAGGCGTTAATACATAATCACTCTCTACTAATTTATCGTTCTTTGCCATCGCTCAAAAATTATTTAAAACTGTTTTGTTCTTCGTATTTAACATTCTACTTAATCAACCGTACTGCCTGTAACACCGTGTATAAGCAATGGCACGGATACTTTTGTGCTAATTTGAAAGTGTGTACAAGTGCCACTGCTCATACACAACACGTTATAAGCAAGCTGCTACGTTTCTGCTTCGTTTGACAATTCGGTTGAAAAAGAATTAGAAAAAAGCCCACCGCACATTTTAAGACGTTGTTCAGCAATTTCACAATACTCTTTTGATATTTCACTTCCAATATAATTTCTTTTATTTATCATAGCCATTTTAGCCGCTGTGCCACTTCCCATAAAAGGGTCATAAATCAAATCGTTTTCATTGCTCCAACTTATTATATGGTCGTTTGCTAATTGCTCAGGAAATGATGCAGGATGTTCTTTGCAAATAGTTCCGTTTGAATATCTCCACACATTTGTTAACGGCTTTAAGTCTTTTACAACTTTACCTTTTCTTTTCTCCTTTCTATCTGTTCTTACATCTCCGTTTTGCTTTCTTGCTGTTCCTGTTCCTGCATCAATTCCTGCCATTAAACAAGGCTCTGTAATGTAGTTACAAGTCTTGGGTGCATTTTTACTAAACACAAACATATATTCAAAAGACTGTTCGTATCTATTATGCGTTAATGGTATTGGGTTTTCCTTTGCATAAATCATTGTATCGTGCAGGTTAAATCCAATTTCTTTAAAGTATAAAGCCTGTCTAAAACTTGTTCCACTTTCGCTTCCATTAATAGTTGCATCACCAACAACCCATACAACTACACCGCCTTGTTTTGTAATTCTGTAAAGTTCCTTTGCTATATCTTCAAACGGAAATGAATATCCTTTGTAATCTCTTAGGTTGTCATAAGGCGGTGAAGTAACAGTCAAATCAACGAAATTGTCAGGCATCCTTTTCATGGTGTCCAAATTGCTTTCATTGTAAATCTTATTCAATTCTAAACCGCACGGCACATAACATGGTATTGCCGCAATGGTGGCATCCGTGCCATGTTCAACTTTTGTACTACTATTATCTTTCATCTGTTATTCAACTTTTGTGTTTAAAAATCCACCACTTCGGCAATACCCAAAACGTTATAAGCAATAAAAATTACTTAGCATCCGTGTAACTAATTAACTTTATCACATCTATTGGCTTACGTTCAGAACTTACCATTAAATTGCTATCTTCAATGGCTTGTGCTATTGCATCGGTCAAATCTTTTATTCCTGTGCCATCTTTTTCAATAGCATCTTCCCAAAATTCATCGCCATTAACATCTTCTTCAGTAATGGTAAGTTCAAATTTAAATACTTTCATAATCGTAATTTTTACAGCTTATAACAACACCTAACAAAAATGGCTGCTACAAGCATTTGTTTTCAATTCAGAAGTTCTCAAAGCAGCCACTTCTGTTAGCTGCAAAACGTTATGCTCCATTGCTACACTTGTGCCAAAATCGAGATGGTAGGTGAATATTGAAAACATTAACAGCCTCTTTGAATAAAGGTGCTACTTCTTTCGGTTTCAATCCTGCCAATCCACAACCTATTTCAGTTACAAGAAAAATCAATTTTTGATTAGCCTTTGCAAACTCAATAAACTCATCCACAAAAGGCTTAATTTCTTCAATAGTCAATGTTCTTCTTATGCTTGCATCTTTGGTGGGTATTCCATAAGTCCTGCCTTGTAAGCCTTTTGCTTGTCCCCACTTCGCACCCCAACCAAGTGCAGTTTTAGCAGCACCTTTTCCGTGCCTACCTGATAAGTTTGAACCAAACACAAAAATTTGATTTTCTGCAAGGCTTTTAATGTTTTCTAATGTTGTTCTTTCTATCATAATTTATCTTTTTAAATCCGCAACGAGAGCATAACAGCACCTAAATCGCAAATTTTGTGAAAAACAAAATCAGCGTCAAGCTGCATCCCGTTATGCACAACCTAATCAAACAAAGCAGTCTGGCGAGGTGGCAAACTTTCAATTCGTTTTTTCCCTGCTTCAAAATATTCTTTATCAATTTCAGTCGAAATCCCTTGCATTCCCATATTGTAAACAGCTTCCATTGTAGAAAATGAACCTCCAAAGAAATCAGCTACTACTATATCTTTTGCCTCTTTGTCTTTTGGAATTACGAGTGCTAAAAGACGTTCTAATAATCTTACAGATTTTTGAGTTGGATGTATTGCTGAGTAATGATCACGAACTTGTTTAATGATGCTTTTTTCGTTCAAGCCAAAACATATTGATTGCGCAACATTAACACATCTATCCCCTGTTGGTTTTAGCGGCTCTGCTGTAATACCTTTTCTTGGATTATTTGGCTCAAAATAATCAGTCCTGATTATTGATTTTTCATTTAAACCATCTTTAAAACTTCTTGCAACGCTAACTTCTCGCTGTTCTTTAGTTATATTTGAAGAAATTGAAAGCATGTTTTTATTCCAAGAATCAGACTCGTCTCGAACATTATTCTCTAAAAAACTTTGCACTGCTTGCAATGATTTTGGATTTTTAAGAATTGACCTCATTCTCTTTACATCTCCAATCACAGAATCTAAGTCGTGCGATTTCATTTCCAAATAAGGTACTTTCACTTTATTAATAGTTCCTTTTCCTTTTGTAAATATTGACACCGTTTCGTGAACTCTACTTAAAGCCATTAACGGACTTGTACAATGAGATTTATTCCAAATAATTTCTTCCTTGAAAGTAAATCCTAAATCTGCCAAAATTGTATTCCAACGATAAAAGGAAACACCACGACCAAACATTACTATGAAACCATTTTTTGTCAAAACTCTTTTGCATTCTTCAAAAAACTTTTGTTCGTTAAAAGGTCGTTCTAATTTTTGTCCTTTCAAATACAAGTAAGGCGGATCTATACAAATTACGTCAATGCTTTCATCCGATAATGTTTGCATCAAAATTCTATTGTCGCAATTGAACAACTGAATAGAAGGCTGTGCATAACACGTGCTATAATCAATAGCGGTGTCCGTGCTTGGTTCAAGTTCAGGTATATTTAATTCATTCATAATTTAAATTTTAGTTTTGTTAATTCCGCTACTGCTCATAGCACCATGTGTTAGCGGTAATGCTATTGAAACTTATGTAACTTATTATAACAGTGATTACATAGGTTCCCTTGGTTAATAGTCTTATATTTTGCATCTCTGTTACACCAATTGCACCTACCAAGTTCTTCTTCTATGTAAGCAATTCTATCACTACCGCTAACAACAGGTTGTCGCAATGCTTCATTTAGTGAATCAATTACGCTTTTTTCTGTATAGAATCGGTTGCCATCTATCACGTGCAACGCTCCACGTCTATGTAAAATGTCTTTAATTTTATCTTCCATTTTCAATTTATGTTTTTAGTTAATAATCGCACTGCGTCAACCAGTGCACCGTTAGCGGTCATTGCAACTTGGGATAATCATCCCACAATATTTACAACTACTCCAATATTGGTCTTTTACATCAAATTCATGCTTACATGATGGCAACGAACCGCTAACATCAGATAAAAGCAATTTTGTGTAGTCATCTACCTTGTCTTTTATCCAATCTGGTGTGTCTGCCAATACTCTTTCTGCTACTTTGCTTCTCATAAAACTGCTTTTATCTGCGACCGTTAGCGGTCATTCTAAAACGACAACTCGACAATACCTTTTTTCTTTTGAAATCTATTGGCATGGCTTATTTTTTTATCTCCCCTATCTTATACTTCACTTTCAAAAACTTCTTATACTCATCGTTGTTCATTGGTAACATCCCGGACAATTCTCTAACTGCATTAAATTTTTCAAGTGGAGATTTATTGCTGTTCATTATCGCCTCTTTCTTTTTGAAATAATCATCTGTAGCTAAATGGTACCGCTTTGCCTCTGTAAGTAGTTCAGGGTTTTCTTTTTTGATGTGATCCTCTAATAGTAATATTGATTTTCTACTATCGATCATCGACACTTTAGTTTTCCCATCCGGATAATGGTGTTTCTGAATTTGACCAACAAGCTTATATGCTGTCTTAAAATCAAAAGTTGTTGCAAATTCTCTTGAACTTATCTCTTCCAAACCGTCATCTGTTTGTCGGATATATACATCGTCACCAATTTTAACGATGTAGATATTTTTTGCTTGTTCTATCTTTAGGTCTTCGTGAGTATCTAGCGCCAATGCTTCAGCTATAGTTGTTCGCTCTTTTACAAACTTTCCAAGGTTGGTAAGAATTACATTCCCGTCTAACCGGTTATATGTTTCTCCATACTTTCCACACTTAAGATCATCGAAGAATAAACGGAAGTCTGCAATAGTCAGAAAGTAATAGTTTTTCATTATCAACCTAACCGTTTCATCCAACTTATGCTTATCCATTCCATTACCAACGGAGAAGAATTTTGCTGCATCGGTAATTATCATCACCATAACTGCAGAAGCTAATTCCGGCTTATAGTTTTTAGAAATCTCACCCAACGATGGAGTATTTGCATTAAAAACATCAGCAATAGTCCTAATTTCCGTTGAAGTGCTCCCTAATAATTCGTTGAGCTTCTGTAATTGATTCTCCGAAGTCGTTACCTTTTGAAGTTCCTGTTTCATTGCCTACCGGTTTTTTGATTTTGATAATTATGTTTTGGATCTCGCTGTTGATTTGATTTAACTTTGTCTTTTCTTTTGTGAATGCATCGAGTTTGTCCCAATTCGAAAGAATCCACTCCCATGCCTTTTTTATCTTTTCGGTGAGTTCTTGCTCAGGAATATCTTCACCATGTTGTTTTTTGAGTTGAGCTGTCAGGTAACCAATAATCTCTTTCATGGATTTACCCTGCAGTCCGTCAATCTTTGGTCCAATATCGTACCGTTTTAAAAACCAATCGTGGTAAACTTCCATACACTCGGAGTATGTTGTTTTTTCTTTTTGCGCGGAACTTTTTTCTTTTTCCGGTTCAGATGATTTTTTTCTGGAATTGTTTTTTGAATGCGACTTGCTCGCACTTTCTTCATGTTTAGTTTCGTTTGGTTTAGTTTCTTGTTTAGTGTAGTCTAAAGGTATTTCATCAACTCTACTAAAGACACTACTAACGTCACTACTAAAGTGTCTACTAACGACACTACTAAAATTATTTAAGTAGTACGTTGTATTTGAACGTAAAGCTTTGCCACTTTCGAACTCTATTAACCCTAACTGCTTCAATATGTTCCTTTGACGAATCAGCGTTGGTTCGCTTACGTTTATAAAGGCACGTACAAGACTGTTGGATTGATTAAAGGGATTTTTCCAGCCTAAAGAGTTTGATTTGTGCACGAGGTACAAATACAGATCTCCGCATCCAGCATCCAAAATGCCCTGTTCTCTCAATTTCCAATAAAGGTTTATAATTTCGATGTAGTTCATTACTTATTGTCCGGTCTTAGTTCGTTGTATTTCATTTTCATGGAGATAGCTTGCTCTAAATCAATATCGAGAAGATGGGCGAATGTGTGGCAGAGAATAACTATGTCGGCTAACTCATCCGTTTTCGTTCCTCCAATGATACCCTTGTATGTTTTTAGGAACAGCGCATCATTTTCCTTTGTCAATTCAGTTACACTTGTAATTTCTTTGTTTCTCGATTTCATTAATAAATCAAGTCTATCATAGAAATAATCAAGATCTCCATTTTCTTTTGCCTGAAATAGTTCAGACACTTCCTTTTGAAGCGCGAGAAGCATATCATCGTTTGTTGTGGACGCGTTTATCTTTCCACGGTTAAGCGCAGATATGTAGGCTCGTTTTTGTCTTGTGTTGCTCATGGTTTTTCGGTTTGAGTTTTACCAAATCGTTCATCGAAACCGGCTAGCATTTCATCAGATGTTTCTAATATATCTGTAGAACTTCTGAATAGTGTTCCATTACCTACTGCACGCACAGTTGTTTCCGCCCATAGTTGTTTACGCATACGATTATGGTCGCTGTCCTTCTCTTTCTCTAGTAGCGATTTCATTCTTACTACTTCATCATAGGTAGACTCTTCCGGGTTAGCCCCTATAAACTCTCGAATGTCCGATAGTTCTTTCACCGCTTGCTGTCTATATCCTTCAAGTTTAAGAAGTGCTTCGTCCGCAGTTTCTATTTGTTCTTGAAGTTGTTTGTTTTTAGATTCAAGAAAATTCAATTTCTTAAGTGTAGATCCAAAACAATTAATTATATCTTTTTGTCTCACATCTACGCCAAATAATGCAGTGTAGTTTTTTCTCCACAACTTTACCTCCTCTTCGTTTTTAATAGCCATGGTTTTTTCTGTTTCAGGAATGCCGGCCATTGCGTTGTTGATTATATCAACTAACTGTTCGGCTGCATTTTTTTTAAGTCCAAAAACAGTGAAGTGGATATTTTTCATTTGGTTATCTATAATCTGAAACGTATCAGTCCCAATTGCCTTTCCTAATGAAAATTTCTTTGTGTCTATTGGCATGGTTTTAGTTTTTTGTGAAGCTTACATCTGTAAGTTGTCTTCCGTTATTAAATATTGATAAACGACCTTTTGCATCGGTCCGAATTTCCATTGTTTCAATCTTTCCGAAGAAAGGAATGTTACCTCCCAAGTCTACAACCCATCCAACTTTTTTGGTGCCGTCAGCATAAGTGAAAGGGCGCATTACTCTACCGATTATTTGATAGTATAAAGCAAGGCTCATTGTTGATCGAGCAATTAATACAGCTTCCAATTCAGGGTAATCAAAGCCGGTTGTTAGTACTCCAACATTCACAACGCAGCGAATAAGTCCTTTTTTGAAACGAGTAAGAATTGACTCTCTTTCTCTTTTGTCTGTTTCTCCGGTGAGAATTACAGCACCAGGCACGTTGTTGGCAACCTCTCTTGCTTCACTAATTAACGAACAGAAAACAAGTAGGCTTTTTCTTTTTGAAAGTATTCTACGTGCAAATTCAGTTGTCTTTTGTGGCATGTTAATAGCCCGGTAGTAGCTTTTCAGTGATGCATCGGTGAAGTCAGATCCCGAAGAGTTCATTTCAAGCATTGTCCTATCAATGATATCGTAGTTGAAATACTCTAATGGCGCTAAATGCCCACTATCAAATAAAACATTGTTCTGTATGTAGTATGAACACTTTTCGAATATTCTCGGGTAACTTCTGTTTATAAACTCAAGCTTTGCACCGTCAAAACCTGTAGTCAATCTATATGGTGTGGCGGTTAAGCCTAATATTTTTGCATTTGGTATCGAGCTAAAAAACTCTTGATACATCCCCTCGACAGCGCTACATAGGTGGCATTCGTCTACGATGATATTTTTAACGTCCTTGAATAAGTGTTTTTTGGTAATCACACTTCCAATTGTAGCGAATGTTGTATTTTCAACAAACTTATGGCCTGCAGAAGCAGAGTAAATTCCGGCACGTAAACCGGCATGAACAACTTTATTGTAGTTCTGTTCTAGAATCTCTTTTGAAGGTTGAAAGACGAGTGTTTTTTCGCCTTTCAACGCTTTGCATAAATTCGCCACGACAACCGACTTCCCCGAACCGGTAGGCAGTATTTCAAATTCATTTAAATTAGAACTTCCATGAAAGAAATCCATACCTACTTGAATTGCATCGGATTGGTAGTATCGTGGCGTGTATTCCATCGGTTAGACTTTGGCGCTTGTAAACTCAAACTCCTCTTCTTTGCCGTCCTCAGCAGGGAAAGGAAACTCTTTCTGTTTCGGATCTTTTACTTCCGGCTCAACAGATGTGCACTTTCCTCCATGATAGAGTTCGGCCTCTTTTCTGATTAGTTCAATATCCTCTTGCAGTTCAGACCACGGCTTATATGCTGAGAAGTCTTTTAATGCAATTTTCGATGTTGTCAAATCAATGCGACCGGCAACATTTGGACAATGCTTTGTGCCTACAATGATAACAGACTCGTCCTCGCTACTTCCACGCATCTTAATTCCGGTAACGTTGTAAAGTGCAACATCTTCATTGTTACGCAAACCCTCAACTTGGTCAACAATTCCGAATTTGCCATCAATCGTAGCAAGGTGAACGTTAAGTCGGTTGAATGCATCGCGAAGGTCATCGTCAATGATTCCTTTGCCTTTTACATTGTGGATATTGCCTGTTCCAACAAGGTGAGTAATTTCGTAAGAGTAATTGCAGAAATCGTCTTTCAATGAAACTGCTGTGATTCTCAATGGAGGAATTTCATCAATTACCTCGTCTGGCGTTTGTTTTTTTTGTGCCATTTTGATTGTTTGTTTAGTGAATAAATATTTAGAAAAAAGATAAGTCCTCGTTTGGATCCGGTATAGCTGTATTCAAGTACTCTGCAGCAAATATTTTCAACCTGCTAAGCATTTCTTCGAACTCAATTTTTGACATTTCGGTTGTGGATATTGGTTCTCTGAATCGTATCTCTCCGGTTTGTTCGTCTACCGAATCTTTGTAGCAGAAATTACCCTTAATGAAGTCGTGTGTTTTTTGCTTGTCGAAGTCGTAACCAATGTCTTTTAAGCCTTGTTGTATCATGCCTACAACTACTCCCCAATAGTATCTGTTCTGCTGATTGCTTCGTTTTGACTTCTTTTTAGAGATAACAATTTCAACATCTTTTCCGGCATACCTTTTCAGGTCAATATCAAACTGCTTTCTGTTTGTTATTTTCAAAAGTCCATCTTCTGAAACCTGGCCGTAGTATTCGAGTTTAAACATCATCCGAAAATCTTCTCGTCTGTTATAAGGTGTTTTTTGTTTTCAATAAACTCAATCAAAGCAGAACAACAATAGGTAAGAATCTTTTCGCTTTCAACTAAATCAACCTTATACGGCTCTTTAAAAACAGACTTGAAATCTGTAACCAAAAACTCAAATTCGTCAACAAAAATCCCTTCTTTATTCAAACAAACTGGATATAGGTGTCGTTGCATAGAATCCTTATATTTTCCCAAATCGTATGCGCTTGTTGTTTTTAGGTCGATACACTTGTTTTCCTTTATGTAGTCCGATACCCCATAAACAAGAACGGATATCCCATCACAATCTAAAATAGACTCTGTTCTATATTGAGCAACCGAACCTATAAGGTATTCAGATAGTTCACCTACAATGTTTTTATCAAAAGAATCTTGCTGAACAGTAGAATCTATAAGCATCATATCTATTAGATTGTTCAATTCAGTGCCCTTGTTCATTCTTTCTAGCGACTTCTCGTCAGTAACCGGAACGCGATTTATTTTATTTATCAAATCTTGCTCCGCAGTATCGCTTTCGCTTACTTGATACCATACAAAGGCATCAAGTAGCGTAGCGTAAAATCTATATTTTGGAACACCGGTTATCATGCTGTAACAGTTTGTTGTGTTTGGACAAACTTTTTGTCTTTTGAACTGTATTCAACTCCAATGTTTTTTACTTTGTCGGAAAGTTGTTTTTTAGCAAGCAGTTTTGACGACCAAATATGTTCTGCTGAATCAATCCAATTAAGAACCTCTGTTGCTGTTTCTGCATCTGTTACCGCATCAACTTTACCGCCTATAGTGTCCATCAGTTCGGTATATGAGCCAATTTTCTCAACACGGTCTTTTAGCGCATCTTCGTAAACAGTAAGAATTTTGGTTTCAAAGAAATTGTTTTGAACTGTAGGTGACAATTCCGGAAGTTCAATAACCTCACTAAGACCACAAGCATTTTTAGCGTAATACTTTTCAGTTGGCGCAAAACTGATTGTCCTTTTCTTACCTATCGCCTCCATGTAGCCAATAAGGTCAAGTTCTTTGTATAGGTCCGTTCCTGATGAACCACCAACCTCTGGACGAACATACTTTGTGTCACCCTCTTTCTCTTCCTTCTCGTGTGCCACAAAAATAATGTGCTTACCCATAGCGCTAAGCTGTTTTAAGAATGCGTTGAATTCTGCCTTTCTTTCACCATATCCCTGTAAAGACAAAGCACCGTTTGACTTTCCAAGTTTTGGATTCTTTTTGATTAGGTATGCAGATAAGAAGTCAAGCATCTTTCCGGCAGTATCAATGATGATAGTTTTAAACTGCTTGAGTTCTGGAATTGTTTCTATTACATCTTCCCAAGATGTAACTTGAAGTGTTGCTGTTTGGTGTTCAGGCTTAACTCGGTGAACTCCATTGTCAAAGTCTAACAATACCGGATTTGGTGCAGACAAAGCAAATGTTGTTTTGCCTAATCCCGGCTGTCCGTAAACAAGAACCTTCAAGGTTGCTTGTGTTGCTAATTCGTGTGGAAGTTTTAACTTGCTCATAATTGTGTGTTTTAGTTTTATGAATTATTTAGTGTTTAATTGTATTTCTCCGAACTCTAATGCTATCTCCGTGTAGTATCTATCTTCCCCATCATTTGACGAATTGATTCTATCTAAGTCCAACCCTTCTCCATCTTCAACGATAATAGCTAATGATGATAGCTTTACATTCTTAACGTCAACGTCTATGGTTAGATCGTCTTTATTGAGAATAAAGCATAGAGCATTCCTGAAATTCGTAAAAGCCTGTTCTATTGCTTCTTGCTGATTACCGATTGCCATAATTTTGATTTATTGTTTTTAGTAAAATGGATATAGTATTGAAGCGAGTAATAGCACGATAAAAATGTAGTCAGAAAACGAAAGGCTTTCTTCATCGTCTATCAGCGAAAGGAAAGTCATTGATATAGGCCATATCGCTATAATGCCTACACTAACGAGTTGCCATCCGAATGTTTGTATTTCATCGTCAAGTGCTAAAAGGAAGATGTAGTAGACGAAGCCTAAAAACCATACTAATGCAAAAGGTAAAAATGGACTCATGTTTTTTGTTTAAGCTGTTTTTATAAATAGATATACTAATACCGTGAAAACGATTATGAACGCTAAGGTTTGATAGTCTGTTTTAGTGAATTTCATATCAGTAATTTACATTCATATTATAGACAACCATTTCAGCCAGAGTGTTGAAAAACGAAGCATTGCATAGGAGCGATTCAAGGCCTAACTCTTGTGCCATTTCCTTCACCTTTGCTTTTCTTTCTTGATTATATTTTTCTCGTTCTGACATAGTTGTTGTTTAAAAAAAGTGGGGGTATTTGGCTACCCCCTTAGCCTTAGCAGACACCTTTTCACCGATGGCATACACTGCTAGTTCTTTGCTTCGGCTACACCAACATTCAGGTCGGTTCCCTAGCATTGTTTCTCCTATGCTGATATTCGATGTTTCTCACCGACAATATCCATGCTCTCTATTGGCATGGCTTTCGCTGTGGTTGCGAAGGAGGACAGACTCGAACTGCCACACTGCCGAACTTAATCACAGCACTCTAACCAATTAAGCTACTCCCCCGTAACCCGCCCCTATTTCAAAACCCGTGGAGCAGGAAACCAAAAAACAAATTGCGTCTTGTGTACGACAAATTGAGATAAAGAACATTTTTGGGTTTGAGGCAGTAGTAGGATTCGAACCTACTCAACCGTTAATGTGTCACCCCTGCACACTAAAAGCGCTCTTTCCAACCCGAGCTCTACTGCCTTTTATATTTTCTCGTAACCTTTATACTGAACACGGCCATTTTCACTTATTCTCACATTGCAGAAGTCGCAAACGATATGCTTCTCCGGTATTTGTGCGCTTGCTTTATCGTAATCCTTTTCATATTTGACAAGTTCTACTTCTACTTGCTCTGAATCAGTCAAACCATCATTACACAAGAAACATTTTGCCGTTTCCTCTCTTGTTGGCTCATGCAATGGCAACCCTGTATCATCGTGAGTACTTCCGAAATCAACTATTGTTAGCATAATCAGTTTTTTTGTAAGTGTTTTCTAGAAATCAATTCTATCTCTCTATCGCTTGGTGTGTAGTTTCTATACAAGTAATCGAGTATATCTGTCTTCAGGCTATGCTTTTACAGTTTCTACCTCATTGCAATAGTCAACGAGTTTTTTAATATTGTCCTCCTTGGCAAATCCGGTAGAGATTATCTTCTTTATTGTTTGTGGGCTAATACCTGTTGTTTCCACACAATTCATAAGATTACTAGCATCTATAATCAATCGCTGAAATCGGGCCACGTTTTTCGCTGTCACTACTTTTTTCATATTTCTTTCAGATTTTGTTTACTTTCGTTTCATTAATTGTAATACAAATATGAATACTTTTATTTTAAAAAGAAAACATTTGTATCAATAAGTTTTCAACAATATAAATGTAGATAACTTTAATTCTGATAATAATTTCTCGTCCATATTTTACGATTTAGCCCACTCCCCGTTAATAAATAGTATCACTTTTGAATATACGCCACCTGTTAGCGACTTGCCGCCCATAACAACGGCATTGCGTGTGAAATCGAAGTCTAATCCAAACCCCAAACGATACTCTTCATTGCTTAGCACATCACGAACAATTTTGCCCGAGCGGTACTTGCTTTCAGCTTCTTTGATTAATTTGTCTGCTTCCTCTTGAGGTAATGGAACGAATGGAGGTGTTTCGATTGGCTCAACATCTGTCAATGGTGCATCTTCTTTCGGGAAATTTACCTCTACGCCTTTTTCATCTTCGGAATCATAGATGACAACACTTGGTTGTTGTGTCCTACCAATAAATACTCCATTCTCTGGAAGCAATGGCATATCTTCAAGCACATCTTCGATTAACTTGATTGCAGATTCTCTGTCTATTGGACTGATATTTGCAATTTCTCCGTTATAAATAGCCTTGTCAACTTCAGCTTTTATACCTTCTCCATCTTTCGCAAACTGTTCGTTTGGATATAGGATTTCTTTAAAACGCTTTTTTGATTCAATGTCCCCTATCAACAAATCTGTCAATGGTGCATATATTGTACCGCCACCTTCAAGAGCAATTTTAAATACCGGCTGACTTGCAACTTTCGGATCCGGCTTAATCTTCCACGATTCAATAAGTGGAATCATTATCTGATTGACAATTTCAAGCTTTGATTCAGGGAAAGTAAAAAAACCAGTTGTAGTTTTCTCTGCAAATGGACTTTTACGCCCTGCACCAGGTCTTTGCCCTCCATAGTTTGGATTTGTTTCCTTTTTTTTCTTCTTAGTTTTTACCAAAGTCATACCACTTTCTTTTTTTAGGTTGTTGCATTGTGCGAATTTTATACTCTCTCTGTTTTGACTGATTGATGGTAGCTACCACATCTTCATCGCTTGTAAGCAGCAACTTATCAAGTGGCATATACATTTCAACTGTGTCGTTGATTTCCTTCCAATCATCGGGAGCATCATTGTTCCCTGCATGAAGACTGTAAAAATCTTCATCCATGATTCGTAAAACCTCTTGGTTTCCGTCCTCGTTAATCACATGAAGGTCGCGCTCCATGTATTCTTTCTCTTTGTAAATTTGCATACGCTTTATTTGGGTTGTAAAATTAAGAAATATTGTTGCTAAATGTACTGACTTAGAACATCGTAATGCTCCTTTGAAATTTCTTTGAAGCTGTCAACGGAAATAATTACCGAACCGCCCAAATGCTCACAACTTCCATCGTCTTGCATTTCACCGTCCTCTCCGTTACCGTACCAAGATTTTAACGTGTTGGTTAAGCCGTCTTCAATTTTATCGTTCCCCTTTGTTTTCCTTGTGCTTTTATGGTAGAATTCGGAGCCTCCGTTTATCTCTTTAATCTCCACAAAATAATACTTTTCTTCACCCTCCTTAACATCCACATACGGCTCTGAATGAATACGCAAACAGTTATCAGCAATAGTTTCACCATCAATAATTGGATAGGCTGAAATATGCCTTGTTCCCCCTTCAATACAAACATTCGCATCGTAGAAATATTTCCCGATTGACATAACCGCCCAATAGTCTTCTTCACCATCCCAATTCAGCGTTTGGCTAAATTCTTTGTCCCAACCATCAATAACTACTTTTGCAGTTAATAATATTTTACCGTCAACGGTAATTGCATTGAACTTTACTGATTTCAGAAAGTCCATCATTGTTTTGATTTTTGATTGCATTGCTTATGCTTTAAGTTTTGAATTAATAGTTTGTTTTACCCACGCCACCACATCTGCACCACTAACGAATGATTGTTTTGCAAATGGCTTCTCCGCTTTGGGAGCAAACACCTTAGCGAATGTCCCCTTTTCTGATTCGCTTACGATTGCTGTAAACGCCCCTGGACTTGTGATAATTGTTACCATGTTATTGGTTTTTGTTATTAGGAAATATGTTTTTATTGTTGATTGCGCATCCGATTCCTCCTGTGGAATTTCTTAATGATTCTTTTTGCCTATTCAGCGCTTTTTCGTTTAGTTCTTTCAAAGTTTTAGCTAACCTTTTTGCTCTTCTATGCAAATAGGTGCCGTAAATAACTGATATGAAAAAAGCAATTTGAAATAATGTAGCTTCCATGTTATTGGTTTTTTTGGTTTAAAATAATTTCATTTGATTTTTGTCCTCCACCTCTATAATTTCCTCCGTTTTTTCGTCCTCTTTATCTTTGACGTTTACCAATCTACCTTCATGCCGAAGCAACTGCCCCGTTTTTGCACAGAATATACCCACATACTCACCTTCTTTGTCGAGTAGGCTCTCTATCTTGAATGTTGACTTATCGTGGCTCATTTGGCTTAAAATGTTAGTTGTGTGTTTCCGAATAAAGAAAGTTGTGGAGCGTGAAACAGTTTTGCTTTTGCCTGGGAGAATAAACCGCCTTCCGACTGTTCACATATTGGCTCCTTGTGCAATAGGTTAACGCCATAAACAAGCATTAATGTTTTGATAGCCTTTAGCGTTTCCTTGATATGTTTCTGATTGTAGTTTGTCGTGTCTGTGTTGTCAAGTTTACCTGTAAACTCCTTATGAAACCACCGCAAAGCATCGGCAATAGCTTCTTCTTTTGTGTCAAATATGTCGCCAAAAACGCTTAACGGACTTCCTCCGCCTGCACCTGCACCATGTGAATACATATACCCGTAGATCCATTTGCCGTTTTCTCCACACGCAAGTTCGATTCTATTGTGTTTAGACAAATCAATTGCTTCTGTTTCATCTAACACCTCTCCGTTTAACCACCCGTATTTACTAAATGATATGTCCGTAAAACCTAGTAGTTTTCTGCGTTCGTAAACATCAATGTTCATTACTCTATGCCGTACACTTTCACCCATCGAGCGAATAAATTCTAGTTCTTTGTAGTTATTATTCATAAGCGCAGACTTGTATCTTTCTACAATCGCCAATTCTCTTTTTGTTGAATGCGAACAATACTCCTCCACCGCTTCCATTTCATTTTCCACCCACGGCTCATCTTGAATTTCTTCGCTACTCATACCTTTGATTTTTTGAATACATAAATGAAACCTTCAAGACTTGTTTGGTTTAGGTCTAGTTCGCTTAGCTTGTAATTAAACTCTCTGCCAATAGTTTCACCGTATGTTTCTAGGTGACTTCTTTCGTCAGATGATAGAGAGTATGCGCTGTGCACTTCTGCTCCTCTTAATGCTTTACCCATTGTGGTGTATGCACCAATAAATTGCGTGATTTTACTATCACTGTTTGTTTCAAATAGAACGTGTATTTTTTTCATGGCTTTATTTATAATTTGGTTAATGTAATTGTGCGAAGGGAACACGGGAAGAAAGAATGTAATGGACCTGCACGTTTAATCGCTACGTATTCATTCTCCGAAATCTGCAAAGCTTTCACCCCCTTAATCTTTACGTCTTCCGATTCAATCGGCTCACCTTTCTTTTGGATTAGTCGATATAACGCCTCTACGCTTGTGCCTTGCATATCGCTTCTGTGTCTACCTTCTGCGAAATCTTTGATGCGGTAGTAGTTTTGTGGTTTAATGTTTGCCTGTGCCATGTTGATTAAATTTATTTAGTAGTTCAATAAAAGAAACGAGCAATTCGCACGTCATTTCTGTTTTCTTGGATAAATCGCCACATACTAGGCTAACGATAGGATTCATCTCGTCTAGCACTTTGTAGATTTGGTAGCTGATACCCTTTATAGCAACTACATAACCGCTTTCTTCTATTCGCTTGATGATAGGTATTAGATAGTTAAAGTCTTTGTCGAATGGGTAAATTGCATTTTCTACAAATCGCCCCGTAAACTCCATATCTAAACCGCACCAAAGTTTTTTTTCTTCGCCTATTGTTCTGTACGATTTGTTACCGCTGTATATTAAACGGTCTGTATTGTTGTATCTTATAGGCTCGTAACCCATAAATTCTGCAAATAATCTGCTTGTTTTTACTATCTTTTCCATACTATACCGCTTGTCTTAATTGGTTAATAAATAGCTGTCTTGTTTGCACTTGAGCATTGATTCTGCTATCAATTTGCGATAACAAAAATCTGCCTTGCGAGTACTTCATTACGTTGCGGTCTGATAACGCTAATTGCATTAATCGCAACACTTTTGAGCGTCTGTTTTCGAGTTGATTATTCATAGTTTTTGATTGAGTTTTAAAAGGGAACGAGAGAATGTATATCGTGGAGCCTAATGGAGCATTTTTCAGCATCATCATTGTATTGTCGTGTGCAGTGACTTTCTCCCGTTCGCCCAATGGTTTATTAATTAGATTTTGAAATGATTGCTTTGAATTTCTTGTACTTAATCGGCACTATCTCCACCGAATCCGAACCAGTACTTTTGAATGTTTCCTTTGTCGGAAAATCAATAGTTGTTTCCGTCCCGTCAGCAGATAGAGTGAACTTGTTAGTAGATGTGCGGACACATTCACCGCTCACAATTTCCTTTGTAGTTTGCCATTTCCGGTCAATCTTAACGAGAAGTTTGAAGTCCCAACGACTGCTGATAACCATGGCTTTTTTGAACTGTGCGATAGTTTTCATGATTTTAGTTTTTAGTATGCTAATAAATCTCCGCTATCTGCAAATGAATAATGGCTACTTTCTGTTAGTATAACATGGTCGAGCAGTTCTACATTAAGCAGTTTTAATCCTTCTAATGCTTGTTTAGTGATTCTTTTATCTCCGTCTGAAGGTCTTAGATTTCCGCTTGGATGGTTGTGCGCCAAGATTACAGCAGAACACAAAGAATCAATAGCGTATTTAGCAATGATGCGAACGTCAACAACAGTTCCAGATATTCCACCCTGAGAAATTTTTGCATAGCCTATTGTATGGTTAGAGCGGTCAAGAAGGAGGATAAAACAACTTTCAAAAATGCCAATATCATCGGAGTAGAATTTACGAATGTAATCAGCAGATTCAATAGAACTTGTAATCTTTACACGTTCAAAATCTGATTTAACTTTGGTTAATTTGTATTCGCTTGCTGTTTCAGCTACTACTGCATTTTCAGTTACTTCAACATAAAAATCTGTACCGTTCAATACATTCTCGTATTCTGTACCCTCGTCACCGCTTAAACCAATACAATGATTATTGCTCGTACACTTGATAATAAACTGCTCCTTGCTGTCTTTAATTACCTTATACCCTCCGCCCTCGCAATACACATCTTTGCCACTATTTACCGCTTCGATAATTTCTGCCTTAGTTGTTAGTTCTACTTTCATGACTTTTGATTTATTGGTTTTTAAATGCTCCCGACTTGCTTCGATGCTACGTCTATAACGGTCGGGAATGGTGTTTGATTAAATTGTTGTCGGTGTTTGTTGTGAATATTAGTTTTGTATATTAAAAAAGTCTACCATCTTGAGTAAATTCATACTCGTTTACCTCGATTGTTTCCGTTATACATTTGTCTGAATTTGTCCATTCTTCTGCGTCTGAATAAGTTTTGCTAATTGCTTCCCCTATTTCATTCATTAAGTCTTCAAACGTTGTTCCTTTGCTTGGTTTCTCTAAAAAATCGTATATAGGCTGTAAAATATCCATGTCATAGCACACTCCGGTCAATACGCAACTATTGTCTTTTTTCGTCTTTGAATAGACTTGTGTGTATTTGTTGCCGTCCCGTCCCGTTCTAACTTTGCAAATAAATAGTTTACAATGCCATTCTTTGTCAATAGTTTTGATATAAACGGGAGTAAATAAATCTGAATAGTAGTTATTCACAATGTACTTATATAAACGCATGCCCGAAAGTTGCAAAATATTGTCATCAATATGACTTGTGCGTATATCTGAATATTTATTGCCTGTTTTTAGATTAAACAATTCAATGACTTTCTTTGCGCTATTGATAATGTCATCTGAATAAAAATCTGATAAATAGCCATTGCTTCTGAAATTAACAATAGCTTTTTGTTGTGCTTGTTCACTTAATTCATTGAATTTGTAAACTTTTGTCCTTACTGTTCTCATGTTGTTTGTGCGCCTGTTATCCACTGCGCCTGTGTTTTTTGTTTGTTGTGAAATGCTCCCGACTTGCTTCGATGCTACGCCTGATGCGGTCGGGAATCTCTTATGCTATTCTTGGAATAACTACGCCTGTAATATTCTGTACATCGTAGAATGTAGCGTTAGTAATCATTCTCTGCCATGCTTCGTTAGTGTACGACCATTTGAAGCCGTTTCGCTTCAACTTCTCAATCGTTTCGCTGTTTGGCTTCTCATTGTAGAACAACTGCACACGCTCTTCCGCATAGTTTACAACTACTTTACCATCTGGAAATTCATATTCTTTGCTCCCTCCATCAACTTCTTGTGACTGCTTGTGTTTAGCTTCCAACTGTGCAATGCGGTCTTTTGTATTCTTAATCATTGCGTTGTTGTTCGTCATTTGATATGGAGCAATTGGCGACTTCTCAAAGCTATAACGTGGTTGCCATGTGCGAATCAATTCTTTGCTACTTGCGCCCAAGAATGTATTCTCGTCTAAACTCTTTGGATTCTTCAGCCACTTACGGTATGCGCTGTTAATCTCTTTGTAGATTTGCTGATTACTTTCAAGACTAGCCAACTTGTTATAGTAGCTTTGAATCTCTGCTGTTGCACCTTTTGGCGCTGTCTGTGTTGTTGTGTTCATGATTATTGATTTATTTGTTTATAATAGCTCCCGCATTGAATCGAATCTACGTCTAAAACGTGCGGGAATGTGGTTAATAGAAAAACTCTTGTTTAATGCCATGCGCTTTGAACATATCCGAAAGCAATTTTTTGGTAACTCGTTCCGCTTTGTTATTCCGAAAATGATTTAATTTAAAATAACCCTGATGAACGTCTAGTCCCTTGCATACTTGATTAAGTTGATTTAAGTTGCAAAATACTTGCTTACCTGTGCTAGTTACAATTTGAAAAACTCGTTGATTGTTGTCGATTGTTGTGTTCATTGTGTGTGTTTTGTTGATTTTGAAAAATGATTGGTTAAAAGTTTGTTGCCGTTAATCCTGCTTCATAATAGTCTGCAAAAGTTGGTTGCTCAAATGCAGTCATATTTCTGAAATTGAAAGTTAGTAGTACCGCTTCAATTTCTCCGTCAGTTCGTTCCGTTAAGTTCATTATAACCATATTTGCGTTATTGTATTGAAATCGTCCTATGAAGTAAGGAGCAAAGGATAAGGCAAGTAATAAAGCTAATGAGCTAAAGTATGCTACTAAAATTTGAGTTGTGTTTTTCATTGTGTTTGTTTTTAATTGTTTAATTATTTTTATTAGTTGAAAAATTGATGATGATTAATGCAATTTCAGAAGGTAGGCAGATAGCCTCAGCGAAGCCAAGCAGATAAATGTTAGTAGTCAAAATCGCTACCATAAGCACGAGCAACCCGAAGTACAAAAGACCTAATAGTATAGTTCTTGTTTTCATGTTCTTGATTTAAAGTTGTTGTTAAAAATTTACTCGTTTATTGTGGATTTTGATTCCTCAACTATTCTAACTATACAAGCACCCAAGCCAAGTATAGTTTTAGTTCCCCATGACGTATTCATGCGACCTAATTTGTTTACTTTCAATCCAAGCAGTTCAGCTATTTTCTGCCCTACCATCACATTTAACTCTTCTGTTTTTGTAACCTTTGTTTCAGACATAATACCTAATTTTAAATTTGTTTTTAATTATTTACTGTCAGCAGATAAAAAATAATTTCGTATCGCTTAACGGATGTAAAACTAATACGTAACTTGATTAAAACAAATTATTCAAGATAAAATGGCTGAAACCCTTATGAATAAAGGGAACTATTTTTATAAAAAATACATCGAAATGAAAAAATAAAAAAATCAAGTCAGCATACAAACACCGTGCCAAAATGATTAATGAACAGCGAATCGAAATGGACCTGAACAGAACGGCAAACTACGTCAACCGAAAAGCCAATTAAAATAAACCACTCAAACTTTACAATCGTGCAAACACGAGCAACGACCAAACGAAGGTTCAACCGACTGCCGAAAGGTTCCACCGCCAAAAGTCAGCAGGCCAGATCTCACGTCCGAACAACTCAAAGGTCGGAACACAAACTCCCATATTTTAACAGAAATGTTGACAGGCATCAAACCATATCATCTAACATCAACTTAACCAGCTCATCAGCCACAAATAAAAACCTATCAAAAAACAATCAAAAACAGCTCATTTAGGCATAGTAAATATATCTCCCGTACAAAGTCAAGCAAAATCAAAACAAACGCTTCTACACCTTTCAAAATTGATAGTAGTGTATTTTAACCGATTTAACCATCAACCAAGCGTGATGATGTGAAAGTAAGAAAGGACGAGTGTGGGTTCACTCTCTTAACCCATTCAAAACCAATCATTTACAACTAATCGTTAAAGTAAAACATTAATGCTTCAATCTGTTCACTAATCTATACAACTATTTCAATAACTACTTCATTATCAATTCGTTTTGTCGTTTGGTTAAAGTGTTGCATTAACTATCCAAAAGTAACCAACTATTCATATTAAGAATAAATGCAATCGTATTTCATATCGTTATGCTTTTCAATCAGTTACAAATGTTTTAATCGTTTTTCATGTTACAAATCTGTTCACATTATTATACATTCAGTTGTGGAACATTAACCGTGGAACATTTCAGTCAGATTGAGTGCCTTTAGGATTGATTAGAATTGAATTGTTCGTAGTGTGGTGCGTGTATTTTCATCCATTCGATTGTAATGCGCTTCGTTGTGGTTTGTTCCGATTGGGTTGTGTGAGTTTTGATCCGACTGCACCAATGCACGAATGACTGTCCCATCAATTGTCTGTTGTCGGTTCATCAGGTTTGGGAAAGTAGCTTTGTGTTTGTCGTCTGCCGAAGTAGGTTTGCAGGTTTTTGTAACAATCCTTTTTTTCGTGGGAGGTTTTTCGAGGTAGGTGGGGGGTGGTTCGGGTTGCGAAAAATCAAGGCCGGGGGGAGGGGGAACACCTTTCATCCACTGCATATTCACAAAAAACAACTCTCGGTTAATTTACTTGACCTTTTGTAATCTCGTTTTTCACTAACCACTTTTTCACTTGCTGCTTTGGTATGTGTTCGTTTTTCAATTTCGATTATTGGTTACCGGAAATGTTGATCGGGGACATTGGGTAACTTGGTTGGTTGGAAAGTAAAAATTGTTGTTATTATTTTGATGTTTTGGGTATAAAAAATAGCTTTGTATTGATAAGGGCAAAAAGCTGGTATATATATAGAAAAGAATAGAAGGGATTTTTAGTGTTGGCGTGGGTTTCAGAGGCAGTTTTTATCTGTAGCGTATATAAGTACTATCTCTAGCGTATATAAGTTCTATATTTTTTACACGTAAGCGTGCATTTGACATGGAGTTTTGAGGGGGTGGAAGGTTAAAAAAAGAGTATGATTGATTTGGATGATTTAATGGTTGGTAATTTGGTTATTGACCGGCAGAGTAAACAGACTTGTGTTGTTAGCCAAGTAGGTGAGTTTGTTCGTTTGGATGGCAAGTTATCGTACCGGTTTAAGAATGAATTAAATCCGGTTGTAGTTACAGAAAAAGTTTTATTGGGATTTGGGTTTAGACGATGTGAGTTAATTTGCAAGAGTGGTAATCGGCATACGATTGCATATACACGACCAGGAACGAAGTTTTTTATTACTTGGGATTGTGATGGACCTGGTATTGATACGAAGAAGTTTTGCATTTGTATGGACACGGTTTTAGATGGAAAGCCACATACGATAAAAATTCCGGTTGAGTCGGAAGTCCACTTGCTGCAGAATTATTGGAAAATGTTTACTGAACAAAAATTAAAATATGAGTAAGAAAAAAACACCAAAAAACAATAGCAAAACTATTGTTACTATTAATGACAAGTACTCCCATCTGAAATTTAAGGAAATGTCGAGTCCAAAAGATTTATCAATTGGAATGATGATTCAGTTGTGTGAAAATAACAATACACCATTAAGTTGGGAATGGAAAGAGGTGTCTATTGAATTGTTAGCTAGATTATTATTAATGCCACAGTCTAGTTATAGATGGGTAAGAATACCTAATTACTGAACAAAAATTAAAGGCATGAATTTGTTAGAGAAATTATTGGATCAGGTAGGTGCATTTGCTACTTGTAATAACATTGCGCCAAATATTATGATTATGTCTACTTGGACATACTTTGAATTAAGGGCTATTATTATGCAAGCTACACCTAATGCATTTGATGGACAAGATAATTATTTAAAAACCATTTTTATCGTTGGGCATAAGTTGGAAATTATAAGATCTAATGATATTCCTGATGGAGAATTCATGCTTGCTACAAACTTTAAAAAACAATAGAACTATGCTTTTAATGTCAATCGAGCTTTATAAACTATTGATTTTCTTTACAGGAATTACAATTGGACTGCTAGTAATAATACTTACAATGCTTTTGTTTTCACTTGTGATTAAAAAAATAGAGCAATAATGAAAGGAGCTAAAAAACTATATGCTTATTTGATGTCGATGGAGCAACCATTGCCAACTAAGCCTATTCGTTTTTTTGGAATTCCTCATTTTGAAGTAGACTCAAGCGATGTGTTTTCTGCTAAGTGCGGATCTATTTTGTATGATCTTACAGCAAATGATAATATGGCTTCGGAAGAAGTTAAAGAAGTTGTTACAAATGAGAAAACTGTACGTCCTCCATTCAATGAAAAGGTAATAAAAAAAGATGCGTTTTAGTGGCACAGAAAAGGTTAATAAAGCGAACGACTATCATCGGGGAAGGTGGAGAAGTCTTGGAAGAACAGGATATTCTTTTAGACCGGAGAAATGCGCCAATGTTCATCAAGCTGTACCCGGAAGGTTACAGGAAGTTCCTTTCGATAAAGGATGCGGATTGGAAAGTGTTTTGTGCGTGCATTACTTACATGGAGAAAGATACGAGTCGGTTCAAGTTAGACAGCGAGAAGAGAACAGAAATAGCCGATTTGTGCAGAAAAGAAAAGAACACCATAAACATGAGCATTTCGAGATTGGTAAAGGAGAGGCTGATAATCAGAATTGCAAGGGGAATGTATTTGGTAAACAGCGATATAGTTTTTAATGGACGAGAGAGTAAAAAAATAAGTACTAATTGATATGGAAGGTGTTAAAATTAAAACAGTTGAGGACGCAATTCTTTACACGGGTAGAGATTTGTCGATTTTGGAAGCGCTAAAATTGCTCCCTGAAAAAGATCGAGAGCATTTTGAAGCAGATTATAGCCTAAAAATAATAGTCGAGGCACTTAACAAAGAAGCAAATGGTGGAGAAGACTGGAAGCCCGACTTTAATGATAAAAGCGATAACAGAACTCTAAGCGCATTCATTTGTAATGACGAGAATGGGACATGTAAACTAAGACTAATTCATACGTTCGATGCTTTGACAATTGGCAATGCACAATTGCGCTATACTCTTAAGTCAAATGAGGTATTTAAGCGACTAAAAGAAGATTTCTCGCACTTAATCAATAGCGTTTGGACAAAATAAATCATAAAAATTAAATCAAAATAAATGGCACAGCAAAAACAAAAAACCGGTTATCAAACCAAAGAAGTGAATGGAAAGGAGATTAAATACCTTGGAGTTATTCGCTTCAATTCAATTACCAACTTGACTTTCATCGACCGCATTCGTGTTCTTTTAGGCTACGAGGTATTGGCAGACTGCAAACTATATACAACAAGCAGATATGTTGAAGTTACCGGCAGCGAAATTGAAATTCATGTAGGGAACAAAGAAGATTTGGCAAAACTAATCATGCAGAAGCAGACGGATTCGGTGAATGAAAGTTTGTTTTCTAAGGTGAAACGAATAGCAGGAGTTTCCGGGCCTGCGGAAGAAGCAGAAATTGAAGAGTAAACTTCTGGGTGGAGTTATAAAACCCAATTATCGATATGGATAACAATTTAAACTTTGGGCAGGCTATTGAAGCTGCAAAAGCAGGTAGACGTGTTGCGCGTGCCGGTTGGAATGGTGCCGGAATGTACGCATACGTTGTTCCTGCAAAACAATTTCCTGCTGTAACCGAAATTGCAAGAAAAGAATTTGGCGACCTTGTTCCGTACAGAGCATATTGGGCATTAAAGACGGCTCAAAATGATGTAGCAACTTGGGCGCCTTCGGGATCAGACTCTCTTGCGGAAGATTGGATGATTTTACCGGAAGAATAACCACACCGGCTCTGGCATCCGGAATCACTATATGAAGAAGTAGTCTAAAAAAGTGCGAATCAAAAGTGTAAAATTTTTCATGTCTAGGAAATGTTCACCGGGTTCGCACTATTCTTCTGAAATGTTTAATCACTAATCACACCGGCTCTGATACCCGGACACATAAAATGAACACAGCACCTTTTAACGGAACTCAAGAAGAGTGGAACGCGCTTGTTGAGAAAAACAAAATTACAATAATCGCTATGGCTTGTCACGAAGCAAATAAAGCTTGGTGCCTTTCACAAGGTGACGACTCTCAAAAAAGTTGGAAAGAAGCAGAGCAGTGGCAAAGAGATTCTGCAATTAAAGGAGTGGAATTTCGTTTAGCGAATCCAAAAGCTAAAGAAGATGCTCAGCATAATGCTTGGATGCAGGACAAAATCAATGATGGATGGATTTTTGGCGATGTAAAGGATGCAGAAAAGAAAACGCACCCATGCATTGTTCCGTTTAATCAGTTGCCAGTGTTCCAACAGAAAAAAGATGCTTTATTCTGCGCTATTGTTGACGCGTTGATTGATAGAGATAACAGCGCATTAACTTTTGGACAAAAAGCAGTTGGACTTTCTTTCAATCCTTCGGGTGACGATGCGGTAGGACAAGCAAAACAAACAATTGCTAATGCTATCGATCAGATGAACGATTTCAGAAACAATCCTGATACGTGCCCTGGTGCAAAAAGACATGCTTCGGCAGCAATTACAGAACTTGAATCAGCGCAAATGCGTATGGTGAAAGCACTTACTTGGAGAGATTAAAAAACGCTTCGAGTGTAAGCAAGCGGCTAAAGCTTATTCCGGCACCGGATAGTTGCAAAAGAAAATCAGTCAACAATCAGTGGTTCGAATCCACTCACTCGATCAAACCAAAACAATAACATGGCAAAAGAGGAAAGCATATACCTGACAATATCGAAGTATTTGAAAGTTAAACACCCGGGAGTTGTATTTCGTTTTGATTATGGCGCTGGCGTTAAGCTAACAATGGGGCAGGCTATTAAACAAAAAGCAATGCAAAGCGGTCGCGCATACCCGGATTTGTTCATTGCTAAAACTTCGAAAGTTGTTTCAGATGAAGAAACTATGTTCTACGGTGGCCTATTTGTAGAGATAAAGCAAGCAGACAAAGTTCTTTACCGTCCAAAAGATGCAAAGGACGTTTTGAAAGGCGACTACAAACTACGAAAGAAAGGCGATTGGTATGATTTGCACACAGAAGAACAAGCGAACATGTTGGCATTGCTAAGAAAGCAAGGTTACAGAGCAGAGTTTGGGATTGGATTCGACCACACTATCAAAATTATTGAAGCATACCTAAAAAACAGTTAATCATGCAAGCAAAATATGTGCACCATCAAACCGGAAATGACTTTTGGTTTGAACTTTTAGCACCAAATGGGCAACAATTATTCAGATCAAAAGAATATTCAACATTTGCGGCAATGGATAATGGGATTGCATCGTGTAAGCGGCATTGCAATACTGAAATTATCGAAAAGTATAGCCCAAAAATGAAAGATGCTTCGTGTCTTGAGTATTTGCTTGGACTTCTTGAAATCGGGGAATCGTTTACAATTCTATACAACTCAAACCATTGTATTGGAGTAAGTGATAAAGGGGTTTTTGAAAAAGATAGCAATGCTTTTAAGCAAGATTTGATAAATGGATTTTGTCTTGGCGGAAGCGATAGATACTTGAAGTTACACGAGCACTACGCTTACGATCAGATAGTAGAAACATTTGGACTTTCTGAAAAACATGCAGTAATCCTAAAAACATACTATGAGCAACAACAGGAAGCTATTCCCGCATGACGAAAGACAGAAAGAGGAAAGAATTTTAGGGGATAAAATCAAGCAAATTGGACTTTGGGCAAGCGACAAAGACAAGGAAATGCTTTACAGTAAAGAAGATAGTCTTCTGAAAGGGGATGATATTGATTTTGTTATTTCAAAGTTCAAGTTCATAAAGGACGAGAGCGCATTTGTTCCCATTCTAAAAAAGCTATCTGAAAAGTATAAGATGAACTACTACGATACTGCTTTTTGGATGTTCTGTGCTTTCCGAGGTATGCAAGATTCATTTGAGTTGTTGAGTAGTATCAGGTTTTTGGGCCACTTCTACCCGAAATTCCATGAACTCTACTATATGAAAATTGAAAAAGTATCAAAGGAAGTTTACTGCAGGTGGGAGTCGGTTAACAAAACGATCTGCAAAGAGCATATAAAAGAATACTTCTACGAATCAAAGTTTCTGAAGATACTTGGGATAAATATTCTTAAGTATTTCCATGAGATAAATCGTTTCAAAAAAATGGGTATGCAAAAAAAAGTAGCGCCCAATAATCAAAAAATTCTAAATTTGTTTAAAAATAGGTATTTCGATGGGTTGTATAAAGATTGAACTTAAGACAATAAAGCTTGATAGAGATAAAAGACCGGTCGAAAAGACCAGTTATTTTGATGTTCACGCTATAAATATCACTGATTGGGATATTGCAGACAAGGCGAACAAGTCAACTTGTAAGATATTCCTTTCAGGAGCACCATTCGAGTCTTTCCAGGTAAATATGTCGAAAGAAGCATTGGTGGAGAAGCTTATAAAGTGTGGTGTAACCTTCATAAACTAGAAAAATGGAAAAGGGAAGATCAAAAATTGGCAAAACCAATGACACAATGAACAAAGGTAAAATGCCGGCTAAAAAAACGTTCAATTTGCAGAACGGTGGTAAATTAAAGGCAACACGAAACTGCCTTTGCACCGGTACTACCGATGTAGACCGAATGACGAGAAGATAATATGCTAATAAAGATTCGAAGTGTAGGTAAGAAATTCGAGTTCGATGAGGACTATGTATGTTCTGTGCTATCATTCAGAAGAGTATATGATGAACTTGGCGCACCGGGCATTGCTTACGTTTCATTTATGGCAGATTGTGACAATGAAATGTATTGCTTTCTCGATAAAGAAATTCGAGATATAAAAGCAAGGCAATCTACCGGCCTTACAGTCGAGCAATCTAACAGCAAACATATATCTCCGGCCATTAAAGAGTATATCGATATCCAATGTTCAAATCCATATACTAAACTCAAAAAAACAATCGACAAATCCATTGAGCGAATAAATACTCACATGGAAGTTAAGATAAAGAAGACAAAAATGGACGATGATGATATTTCTTCGTTGATGAAGATGATCGATCAGTCGCCTAAAATTCTTGAATCGCGCGAGAAGATGAACAAGCTATCCGAAAGCGAACAAAGTAAAATTGGTCGTGCAAGAGGTGGAGTAACTTTATCAAGATCAGAGGAAAGAGTTAGGAAAAGTCAATAGAGAATGTGGTGCCTAATGAGTATTGGCAAATTATGGAAAATTTTCTCCGGTAATCAGGCAAAAACTTCCCGATTACCCAACTAACGACAGCCGGTGGGACGATTGGCTGGACGAGCAGGAGCATTATATCCTAAACGGTTTCCAATCAGGTGGCACATACATAACAGGCCGATACTATTTTCACTTGAATTTTGGGAAACTAAAGCTACTTGATGAAAATAACTACGAAACAATATCTAGCCCATATCACGTTGACGTTTACAACGATCTTTTCAATTTTATTGACGATATAGAGAAACGAGGGAAAGACGGGTTTATATGGAAAGCGCGTGATAAAGGATTTTCATACTCAATGACTTCTCTTGCGCTAAAAGAAACGCAATTCCACAACAACAATACGATTGTAACACTTTTCCCAAAGGGAGAGCAAGTACAGCACATGTCCAACTTCATTGAAAAGTACAAAACATCGTGGAATGAATTGCCAAGCTGTATGCGGCATAGTCCTAACATAAAAAACTCTGAAAATCTACTTCATTACGGGTGGGAGGAAACTGATGAAGAAACAAAAGAGTCAAAATTCTACGGTCGAAATTCCAAGATAGCTTTCATGAAGGTTGTCAATAAAGACGTTGCAAAATCATTCCGAGCAAAGTTCATTATTGTAGATGAAGCCGGAGAGGTTGATTGTCTAATACCTTTGATTATGGCTAACCGGGCCAATATGAAAAAAGGTGCAACAAAGTTCGGTACAACACTAATTGGAGGTACATCAAACTCTGTACATAAAGGATATGCTGATGTTTGCGAACTATGGAATGATACGCATTTGGGGTTTGAGAAATTTAAGATTCTCGCACAGCAGGCTTTATTCGGATTTGAAAAAGGTTTAGACGGGAAACCGGAGCCATTCATAAACTTTGAAACCGGAGAATCATTACAGGATAAAGCGCTTGTGTTCTTGAAAAAAGAACTTGAAGGGATAAAGAAAATGAAAAACAAAAAAGCCGAAATGGAACACCGGCAGAACTACCCTACCTGCGAGGATGATATGTTTTTACGCTTTACCGCTTCTCCATTTGCTGCAGAACTTCTAAGTAAGCAACGAAGCGAGATTTTAACAAACAAAACACTTACCGATTCCATTGACATAGGCACGCTTTACCAAACAGTTGAGGACGGGAAAAAGGTTGTCAAGTTCCGTCACGATGCAAATGGAAAATGGAAAATTCTCAAGCATCCTTCCAAAGACTTAATGCGAAAAGATGTTGGAGCAGTCGATGGATATAAAACAAACCAAGCTGTAGATAGCGACTCTCTAGGGTGTATCATGGTTTACCGTGATTTTCAAGGAACAGAAAATGTTGGGAACTTACCAATATGCTTATACCACCACCGGCCGGAAACAAAAGAGCAGTTCAATTACGATGCAATGCTCACCGGAATGTATTACGATATCCAAATGCTTTACGAGGCCATTGATGAAGATATGATAAACTACTTCATTTCAAATGCAATGGAAAGGCACCTGGCTAAACGGCCAAACTTGTTGTCGGCACTTGGTAGCACAGCACAAAACAAATATGGCGTAGTACCGAGCGAACACAATAAGTCGATCGCGCTTGAGTATGCAATCGAAGAATTTAGGCATTACTACGAAAACATTGCATTTATTGAATTGATTGACGATTTATCCGGGTTCGGAATACGAAACACAGATATAGCAATGACTTACTTGTGGTGCATTCTACACGCTAAAAACAACGCTACATACTTACAGCGAAAAGAAAATTTAGAGAAAAAAACAGTGGTGTCGTTTACTCCATATATGACAAAGATTGGAGGCGAACCGAAATGGATTACAACTTTTAAAGAACACGTAACACTACAAACGCAAAATTATGGCTACTCAGGATAACGAGGAACAAAAAGGCAAAGCATTAGAGTTCCCAGAATACATTGTACCTGCAAAATCAAAAGGCGTTAAGTCTAAAAAAGACTGCGCTCAATACAAGTGGGGGATGCGCCATTTGGACAACATGTATCACTATGGATCATTCTACAAACGTGAGCACATAGAGAAAAAATATCAGTATGCAGAAGCGCGGGTAAACGTCAACGAGTTCAAGCATATTACAACGATGTATTCCAATGATGGAAGCGGAATTGAAAAATATATTCCGGCAGAAATCAGACAAGTAAACCGAATACCAGGCATGTTGAACAGGCTTGTAGGTGAAGCGAATACACAGCCTATCAAATATTCTGTTACAGCCGTAAACTCCGATGCGGTAATAAGCAAACTAGAGAAGTTTGTATCAGAGGCTTCCGAGAAAGTGGCGCGAATGGTCCGTCAACAATCCGGTATCGACAAAATACTTGGAAGTAAACTTTATGAAGAAGACGAACAGTTGATTTTACCACAAGATGTGGAAGAAATGAACTTCTCTAATTTCAGAGAAGCTGATGAGATAATGATGCAAGATGGATTGAATTACTTGATGTCAAAAACAAGCAATGCGAATATCCGTTTCAAGCTAACAAACCAAAACTATCGTGATTATTTGATTACAGGAGAAATGGCCGCGCACGTTTACTCTGACTTAGATGATCCAAATTTCAAGCGAATAGATCCTCGTGACTTGGGCTACATTCTTTCTCCAAACTCTCCATTTATTCACCACGGGCAATCTGCTTGGTACTATTTTTATGAAACACCACAAGGATTAATTGACTTGTTCCCCGAATTGTCCGATTCGGAAGTTAGGAATCTACAAACCATGCACAATAATTTTGTTGACGGAAAAATCAACGAAAAGAACATTGAAGAAATGTGCGGTACCAAAGGTTTTATTTCGGTTAAAAACGGTTATCGTGTATTGTATATCGCTTGCATGTACGGGCAATGGCGAGCAAGTAAAAGACTTCGTGTAAAAATTAGCGAGAACAAGTTTGATGCAGATAATCCACATATTCACTTTGTTGATGATAGCGACAACTCTCCAAACAGTAAATACGAGTATCGATACATCACCGAAATTTGGGAAGGAAATAAAATTGGTTCGTTTTACCACATGGTACGTCCGTTGCCTGGACAGAACATGGCCGGTGATAATATTCGCGAGAAAGATTTAACTATTGTCGGAATAGTAGATCCAAATCCTTCTCTTGTTGACTTAACAATGCCTTTCGAAAACCTTCGTATGCAAGCGTTCTACAACATCGAGCGTTTGATGGGGCAAATACAAGGCAATGTTTTGGTTTTCGATGAAGCTATTGAAAGCGACAACGAGAATAACGTTTACAATATGCGTGCAAACGGTATTTGGAAAGTCAACACCGCAAAGGAGGGTGATATGCAACTTGGAGAAGGAAGTAAAAATGCGTTAAAGCCTCAAGTTATGGACATGGCCGGCTCTGCTGCAATTGGACAGTTAATGAATTTCGTTACATTCCTTGATATGAACGTGATGATGCTTACCGGAATCAACGATGCACGTCAAGGTTTAGTTAAGTCTGATGCCGGGTTAAACGTTACACAAAACGCGAACATGGCAAGTCAAATTACTACGCAACCATACCTTACAACTTGGTACACAATATGCCAAATCATTCTTCAGAAGTTGTTGGAGCAAATGAAGCCTTCATGGTCCGGAAAAGAAGTTACCCGTTATTTCCTTGGTGATGCCGGATATGAGTTACTTCAAGTTAAACCGGGCGATTGGGATGCGAATGTTTACGGAGTATTTGTAGAGAATGCCGCAAACAGCGATATGCTTAAAAACAAAGTTATTGCAATGGCTGAAAAGATTATGCCTATTAGCGCTGATCCTGATTTAGCATTGTCAATAATTAAAATGGTTAACTCTGCAAATGCAAACGAAGCTATTCGAATATTCGAAAAAGGAGTTGAAACAATTAAGAAATTGAATGAACAAGCGCGTCAAGATAGAATGGCATCTGAAGAGAATATGGCTAAAGTTACCATGGCTAAAACACAAGCTGAAATGCAAGTTGAAAACAACAAAGTTCAAGGAGGTATTCAAGAAGCTACCATTGCGGCCGAAGCTAAATTGAAAGATACCGAAATGAAACTTGAGCATAAAGGCGAGTCTATGGATATTCAGAAACAGAATAGAATTGACGAAAAAATGGTTGATTACGAGTTGAATAAGGGCAAACAGTAAAAGTTTTAAGTTTTAGAGAAAAAGCCATTCATTTTTGAGTGGCTTTTTTTATTTGACCTTTGCTTTATACGCAAAGGTATGTGACGAGGTTGGAAACATCGAAATAAAAAAAGTAACAGATTATTTGACTTTTCGGTATTTGGTTTTAGATTTGCACTACATACGAAAATCGTTTGTTATGTCGCAGTAGCATAAAACGGTTCAAACTTTTTGCGATTCCACAGAGAAATACTCAGTTTCGCACTTATGAAAACCTCCATTGCCTGCGACCTTTGGGGGTTTTTCATTTCCACAACTTCAAAGCGAACGGACCGATTGTATAAGGGTGAATCGGAATAATAAAACACCGTCATGTTCTTTGTTCAAACGGAATCTGGCTGAAATAAAAATCTCGCGCTGTTTTAATCCTAACAACGAGTGCTGCATCACGAATTGTCATTTTCTGAATCAAAACGCCACACCGAAAGGTTGAATAAATAATAATTGGTAGCAGAGAGAAGTGTTGAACAAGGACGGTATCAGTGGAGGTACAAATGCTGAAAAACAAATTACTTGTTATGCAGCATAAAGGAGAAGCTATATAAAAAAGCAAAAAAATGAGAAAAAAAGAGATCTACGAAATAACAAAAAAGGAAATCAAAAGCGGAAAAGTAGATTTGTGTGGCTATGCTCCGATAATGTATGAATTGCTAAAACAAGAAGACTATGAGGCTATGGAAGGAATAAGGTTAGCAATTGCAGATTATGGGATGCAAATAGATGTACCTCAAACAGACGAGCAAATGGAGGAATGGTATAGAGCAAAAGAGATAGAAAAAAAACGACTGAATATTTTTTTACACAAAAAGTAAATTTGTTATTAAAAGTTTTATTTTTGTTCTAAAGTAAAGTTGCAATGGCAGATAACGAAGAGAAAATCGAAGACCAAGAAGTAGAGCAACACCAAGAAAATGGTGGTGAACAAAACGCGCAAGAAACGGAAGTTTTAGGTGATTTTGCTAATTGGGATAAACCAAAAGGCGAAACAGATTCTCCGGCTGACGATAAAGCGAATCAAGACCAAGAGGTAGAAGATGAAGACGATGATGAAGAGTTTACCATCTTTCCCAAAGAAAAAGAAGAGGTCAAAAAAAAGGCAGAAACCGATAAAGGCGAGCCATCTAAGCGAGATTACTCGAAATTCAAAGAAGTTTTAGAAGACGATGAAGATATTAGCGATGATGATACTCTTTTGCAGAAAGTAAAAGGTATTGTTGGAAAAGCTAAAGCGCAAGAAATCATCAACACTGCAAATGAGAAGTTTGCAACAGATGAGCAGGTTATCGCATGGAGATCATGGCTTGAAGCCGAAGATGATGATCTTGCCGAGAATATATTTGTTCACGGCAAAGGTTACACCGAAGAAGATGCAAAAGCAAAAGTATTGCAATTGAAAGATACAGATCCTATGGAGTATCGCGCAATTGTCAATCAAGCAAAAAATCAATTAAGAACACTTATCGGAGATAAAGCGCAAGCTATTAAAGATGAAGTGGAACAAGCAGCACAGGCGTTGCCTTACCGCTACTATGTGGAGCCTTATCCAATCCGTCAACAAATTTCTTTTTCGAAGCTAATCGGGCCTTTACGGCAGTTTTAATTTGTTCTTTGTATTGAACATAGTACGCT